TATAGGGCGAATCGAGTCATATTATATAAATAATTACAAAGTTGGGTATCCAATTAATAACCCATACATCGTTATTTATTGTGTAAATTCCATTTTTAAATTCTTTTTCTTTCCCAGCACATTTATTTAAATAATATGAAGGTCTTCCTCCTGCTTTTAGAATTAACTCTCCTAAATCGCTTGACAATTTATCTGAACTTGTAAAAAATGAAATACTATCATTAAATTTATAACCTTTCCAAATTTTTCCTTTTTTTATAGTTCCATCAGCTTTTGAGTAAGCTAATAAAAAAATTTTAATTAATTCATGGCTTAATTCTTTTATATTATCTGGTATAAATTTAGTTGTAGCTTTTCCAAACTTAATTAATTCTTCTCCAAGTTTCTTATTATGTATCATTAAGCTTTCTTTACATTTATAAATTTTAAATGGAAATTTTTTTAATTCATCATACATCCAATTATTATTGCATTGAGCAATTTTTATATTATAACTATTTTTATCTAATGTACAACTACCATCAGATAACCAGTAAGCCATAAATTTTAGATATGTTTCAATTTCTACTTTTTCTCCTGCTAATATTTCATATTTTTTATATACTCCATTCCAATTAAGTCCAGCAAACATTTTATGCTTACTTTTTCTACCAACTGTTGAAGCTTCTTTTAATTTCCAAGATTTATCTTTTACAGAATTATCCATATTTTGAACTAGAATACTATGATTTGGTGTAACTACTAAATCAAATCTTGAATTTTTAAAACTAATCATACTTCCTTGATATTTGTAAGAAATATAATTTATTGGTTGTTGCCATTCAGGTTCTAAATTTTCGGGATTGATAGTATAAACCAAGTCTTTATCTTTTAAATCTTTAAATAGTTTCCAACCATTATTAGTATAAACTTCTGTATTTTTATCAAAGCATCTTGGGTGCATTGGGGGATAATTAAGACCAACTGCAATTTTTTTTATTTCAAATATTTCTCCATTTAACTCTGAACAAATTTGACTGGTCCTACTATCTAATGTAGCACTAAACTCATATTTTTCTATTCCAGCTTCCTTATACCCATCTAGTGTAGCTTGATTTAAAGTATAATTAACTTCTGTTCTTAAAAGTCTTTCAACATCATTCTTTTTAGCTGTTTCAAATCTTTCAGAAACCCTTTTAGTCATAGTTTGAAGATTGATACCTTGTATCATTCCATTTACTATTTCTTGTTTTACTGTTTGAGCCAATTTATCAGTATTACTCCAAATCCTTTCAGAGAAGTTTGCACCACTCCAAGGTCTATCTAAGACTGTTTTTATTTTCTCTGGACTAACTATAACATTAACCCCTAAATCTTTTGTAACTTCTGTATAAGTATCTCTGTAAATTGATGTTAAGGTGTTTTTAGCTGTTTCATCAATACCAGTTGATACTTTTATAAGCTCCATATCAACTTGTGCTCTAAGACTATCTAAGTGGCTCATGCGACTTCTAGCAGATAATGTTTCTATCTCTAAATAAAGTTTTTTAGCTTCCAAAGGTGCAGTTTTTAAAAGTTTGTTATATTCTTTCATGTAATCATGTAAATCTTTTTTCCAAACTTTGTATTCATCACCTTTCAAAAGTTTCAAAGCATCATGATAACTTAAATTGTTATCTTTCATATAAGTTGTACCTATTCTACTAAGTTCTTTATTTATATTTTGCTTAGCCTTTTCAAGTGCAATCTTATACTCTTTTTCTACATCTTGTATTGTAGTAAAGGCCTTAGCTTCTCTTTTAACTTGTCTTTCTTCCCAATAATCTCTATTCTTTTGAGCCATTAGCACCAGCTCCAATTGGAGTATTCATATCTTTTTCTGCATTGATATCTTCTTCTGCTTTTATTTTTTCAAGTTCAACTTTTGCATCTTCTATAAAAGGCAAAATAGATAAGATAGTTTCATGTGATACTATTCCTTGTAATTTTTGAGCTGTATCTGCTGCTTCAACCAAATTCTTTGGAACATTTCTAGTAAAGACTTTTTGAATATCCTTTGGACTAATTTTTAAATTATGAAAATCTATCATAAGCTGCAATCTTTGGTTAATAGCCTTTTTAAAATACATTTCTTTTTGTGCTGCTAATTGTTCTAGTGCTAATAATTTATATCCAAGTGCAACTCCTGAACTGTTCCCACTGAACTCTTTATCTTGCATGTCAGGTATCATAGAAAACTTATGAATATCTTGATTTAATCTATTTTTGTTATTTTGAGCATAGCTATCATTTACTTGTTTAACAAGCCACTTAGCATCTCCTTGTTCATTAACAAGCATAACTTTATTTTTATTCATTTTCTCTATTGTTTCTTCATCAGTTCCACCCATATTGATTAAGACTAAATATGCATCTGTAAAATCTTTCATATCATCAATAGCAGTTGAAGTAGCTTCATTATAGCCATCTATCAAAGAAATTACATTTTTAAAATCTCCATTAGCCCTTTTATTGTTTAAAAATTCAATAATTGGAACTTGATTAAACCCATGTAGTTTAGTAACTCCTGTTACAGTTGGGACTTCTTTTTTATCACTATCGGATAAAAATTCATAAGTTGTAACATTTATACTGTCATAAACTTCTAATTTATAAACCCATTTATCTTCTTTATTTTTAGTTTTATCCCATCTAACAGCTGCAGTTATTTCTTTTTTTACTGTGTCATCTCTTAAAATAAAACAATCTCTTGGGTCTACAACTACATTTCCAATAGTATTGTCTACATTTTTATACCAAAGTTCATAAGACTTTCCGAACACACTTAAATTAGAAGCATGTTCAAAGTTTTCTTGTTGCTCTTCTTCAGTTGCTAAATATTCAGATAGTTTTTCAAAATCTTTTTTTAATTTATCGTCTTGTAAAGCATAAGCTATTGGCTTTCCTAAGAAATAAGCTGTTGCAATAGTCGTTATATACTCTGGATAATTATTAATTAACTTAGTATCTTTTTTCTTATCACTTCTATCTTTTTTACTCAAAATATTGTGTTTTCCACTGTAATAATCTTCCATTTTTTGTAGTTCTGGTAATTCATTTTTTATAAAAGCTTCAAGTGCTTCTTTTAAATCTTGTACAGTCATTAATCCTCCTTCCTATCTTATTCCTAGACTATTTCTATCTATTGTTCTCATTTCATTTCTGTTTATTATCTTTTCAGCAACACCAGTTAAAGCATCTGGTCCATCATCATGTTTATTCTTGCCTTCCTTTTGATAAGAAATAATATCCTTTGCAAATTCACCCCATTTATTTTTCCAATCAATAGGCATATAGACATTTGCATTAACCCAAGCACTGTTTGATAATATTCTTGCTATTTTATTTCCAGATTGATGGAACCATTTAACAACTGTCTTATAATTTCCTTTGTCCCTTGTAATTCTTTCAATGTTTCTTGCGAATGCTCTGCCTCCGTTATTACTTTCTATATCTGCAACATTTATATCAAACTTCTTATATGCTTCTGCAACAAGAGGTTCTGTTATCTCCATAGCTTCTTTGGTATAGATAACATCTAGTATATAAGCACTATCCTTGCAATCTGCATAAATGATATTACATAGAAAATCATCTCCAGTATCTGCTGTATCACAGTAGGCAGCAATTTTAACAATCTTTTCTTTTGGTAAATCTACATAAGTTTTAAATTCACTATACAATCTACCTTTTATATCTATTGGCTCTTGCTGATAGTTGGCATATACAATTTCTTTTGCCATATTCTTAGTTTTAAACTCAAAATCCTCTAATGATAATGTCCCTTCATCTAAAGGTGTTCCATCATCATTGATAGCTTTATAATTTATATGAACCACATCATCATAATTAGATAAAATAAAACCAGCTAGGTCATTACTTGCCCACCTGGTCATTATGATTATTAATTTAAAACCTTTTTCTGTTCTTGATAACATAGTGTTAGTAAACCAATCTATATGCTTTTCAAGGACATTAGAGTTATATGCTTCCTCAGAGTTTTTTATTAAGTCATCTATAACTATTAAATCTGCTCCAAATCCTGTTGCAGTTCCTGTTGGAGATGTTGCTAAATAGTTTGCGACTTGGCTCCCTTCCAAAGCCCACTTATTCATTGAGGCTTCACCATACTTTATTTTAGTATCTGGGAATATATCTCTATAAACTGTTACCCCTTGAGTCTGTTCTGTTGCTATCATATCTCTTACTTGCTTAGCAAATGTAGAAGAAAGAGTTTCATTATATGATCCTGTCATAATTTTTAATTTGTTATTTCTTCCTAATAGCCATTGTACAAATAAAGTTGCTGTGTAAGATTTACCGAATCAGAGTCGAGGGGGCATATTAATAACTAATATCTTTTTATTAGAATCAATAAAACTTTGTAACTGATTACATAAATCTTTTAAATACTCTTTTTTATCATTGTAAAAATCTTTTTTACCTAGTAATTTACAATAATACCAAAAATCTCTCCTAGCTAATTCTTTTTTAGCTTCTAATTTTATTAATTCTTTATCATACACCCCCACAACACCTCCTTTAATCTTTTATTATTTCTTTTAATTCATCAGTTGTAAGATTAGAAAATGGATTAGAGTTTATATTGCCATTTACCTCAACCTTTTGAGTATACTCTCCATCCATTTTGTTTAATATATCTAGTGCTTTTAATCTATCTGTATCTTTAACAGCTCCGTCTTTTATCATACTTGTTAAAAATTCCTTTCTCTCAATAGCTGTCATAATTCTACTACTTTTAGCTTTTTCTTGTAGTTCATTTACATATCGACAAATCTCGACATTTTGTAATAAAATGTTAGTTCTTGTCTTACTATATGTCTCACTATACCCAGCTTTTATTGCGGCATCAGTAGCATTTCCACTAGCTACATAATATTCACAGAAAGCCTTTTGTCTTGGATTTAATTTCAATGCTACTTCACCTCCAATTTATAAATGAAAAAATACTCCTGTAAAAGCCTTAGCTTGTTCATACAAACCACAGAAGTATTGATGTAATTATTTAGAAGGGGTATATTGGATTTGCACCAATGAATATCAATCGCTGTTATTCTAATCCTTAAAACTAATGCCCCATAAGATTAAGACTTTTTTATAGTAGAGTCTTAAACTACTGTATTATATTTAAATAAGGGAGGAATTTTCATACCCCTAGATAGCCAAGAAGATTAATTTCTTATAGCCAAGCCATCTAAACTTATTTCATATGATACCATACTATCACATAANAAACTGGAACAAAACANNATACACCCTCTNTTTGGGAACAAGGGGTTTTTGAATAANATTTCTGGTATTTAAAAANATTCTTATTCCAAATCCTTTGGGTGGTTCTTCAACACACTGGTTAATTTCTTAATGGCTGGAACAAAAATGGCTTATTCCCTCCATTTCTATTACCGCCGGTTTCTGATTTTGGGATTATTCTTAGTTCTTATTTGAAAATTATTCTTTCATTATTGTCATTTTTTTAAAGTATTTCATCTCAATAAATTTATAATCTTTATGATCTTTTACCATATCCAATGCACTATCAATTCTGAATAATATTTCTTCATGTCTACTAATATCATTGGAGATTCTTACTTTCAATTCTTCTATTCTCTCCATATCTGATTTAACTTCCATAAAGCCACTTCCAGAAATTTTTTCTACATTGTAACTTTTTAGTAGAATTGGATTATTAAAATACTCTAAGTCTTTTTTTATTTTATTTATATATTTATTATAGCTATACAAGATGTCTTCCATCTTTCTAAAAATTATCTTTTGTCCCTGTGTTGCCATTTTTCCTCCTTTATTTTTCTTTTAATACAAATGCTGATCATAAATTTTTAGTTGTTATTTTCTTTTGATATTCTATAATTCCAATATCTTAAATAACCAAGTCTATAAATTTTTGAGAGAACTATATCGTTTATAGGTTTAGCTTCTTTGTTTATTTTCGGCTTTCTATAACATTCAATCTTTCTATATGGAATACCACATTCTTTTTTTACTACTATTAATATTCCTGCTTCTTCTGGAATAAGTTCAATAGCTTTCTCTTTCATTTCTGCAGGAAAAGCATAGTAAAAATTTTTTATATTCTCATCTTTATGCTGATGTTTTTTCTTAAAATCAGCTTTTAAATCAGATAAAGATATTTTTATCTCAACTTCTGTTAAGTAGCGATTTTTAGTAACAATTAACATGTCGCATTCGTGATTTACTATATTTTTCCAAATCATAGGATTTTCTTCTATGTCTAGCCATCCATTATTTTTAGTTATTCTTGGAACAATTGCTAAACTTCCATTTTCAAAATAGGTATAAATTAATTTTTCCATTTCAGGTGTATTCATTTGTTTTCTCCTAATAATTCTAGGTTTTCATAAATATTTCCTAATATCTCTATATCTTCTTTATAGTAATTCATTCCTAATACTGCTAATGGTCTAGGCTTAATATATTCGACAATAAAAGCTCCCCATTCATCGTAA